TGAGACTCGGCCTCCGCTGAGATCCATTGGCCCATCTGGCGGAATTGGTATACGCGCTGGTTTTAGGTTCTGACATAGAGAAAAGGGCTTAGTGGAACTCAGGGGGCTTCGGTCCCCTTTTTCATTGGGCTTTTGGCATTTCCACTTAACCAACCAACCACATCTCGAATCTAATGAGCGTCTTCTCTTCTGATTACGTCGAAATCGATGCCGGTCCTTTGGCATCACAGGCCCTAAATCTGACCGAAATGTTGGAACTTTTAGACGAAGAAACATATGCCTACTTCCTCGCGTATGGAGAGCTACCTCCAAAAACTGATAGCTGATACCCACCAAAGATTAATCGATTTACCGATTACCTACCCAGACACCCACCTAACAACCAAATGGCTAACAACCGCTACCAGTTCACAACAACCCTTGAAGGCTTCATCCGTGTTGATGAGGACGGAGGAAAGTTCAACAACAGGGGTTTTGAGTTCACCATCCCTGCTGACTCACTAAAAAAAATTGAGGAAGATCGAATTGATCTTATCAACTGGATCAAATCAAAAGACTCCAAACGCCTTGCTGATGGCTTACCTCCCTGGAGTGATGCGGGGACAATTAAATACTATTACGGGCAAGGAGATGGCAGCCGCAAGCCAAAGCCTGAACCCGTGTTTGTGGACTCAACGGGAGTTCCTATTGAGCAAGCCGTATTAAAAAATGTCCGCAAAGGGACCAAAGTCAACATCATTCTCCAACAGAAACCCTTTGCGATGGGTGTGTTCAACACGTCTGTTCGAGTAATTGGTGTACAAATCATCGAACTGGCTACCGGTAACGGTGCAGTTGATTCAGGCGACCTGTCCCCTGATGAAGTTGCTGGCATGTTCGGAGTTGTAAAAGGCTTCTCACAGTCCGACCCTTCTGTCCGCAAGGCAGAGGAGACCACAGGAGATAGCGAAAGCTACGACTTCTGAAGATGAACTACCGCTCCGGCCTCGAAGAGAGGCTGGGAAAGTTTCTAGACAAGACAGCTACTCCTTACCTTTACGAAGTAGAAAAGTTTGATTACATAACGAAGTCCAAATATACCCCGGACTTTTTCTTACCTAATGGCGTAATCATAGAGGCAAAAGGTTTCTTCAAGCCTAGCGATAGGCGGAAGATGTTAGCAGTTAAAGAAGCTCACCCCGAACAAGATATCCGTTTTGTATTTCAAAGGAACAACACTATTTCTAAGAACAGTAAAACCACCTATGGAGATTGGGCTGATAAGCACGGTTTCTTGTGGTGCATATTCCCAGACATTCCCCCTGATTGGCTCGTATGACCTCATCCACTTTTGAAGACACGCTCATCTACAGAGTCGATCGCTTTGTGCAATCGCTTGAGGCTGAGGGTAAAGAATTTGAGGTGATCCTCGATGCTCTCCTCGAATATGTAGACGTCTGCGATGACGTCTTTGGAAAATGAATCCGAATTTATCCGCCATGAACCGTGCCCAAATTGCAGTAGCTCTGATGCTTTCGGTGTATACACTGACGGTCATGGCTTTTGCTTTTCTTGTGGTCACTGGACACCGGGCTCCGAATACCAGTCCAATCCACCAAACACACATCGCCGAATGATTCAGTATGACGGGGACTTTGCTCCCCTTCGTAAACGCAAGATCACAGAAGAGACTTGCAAAAAGTTCAACGTCAGGCAACAGGGACCGGCTCTACGGTTCCCTTATTACTCCTCCACTGGTCGCGTTGTGGCCTACAAAGAACGGAGTCCTGATAAAAAGTTCACTTGGACAGGTAAGAACGAAGAGCACCAACTCTTTGGCCAACATCTCTTTGGTACTGGCAAAACTATTGTTATTACTGAGGGAGAACTAGACGCTCTAAGTGTCTGGCAAGCTCGTCCTAACTGGCCTGTAGTCTCTGTCCCTAATGGTGCACAGAGTGCTCGTAAAGCCTTGCAGCATCAGCTTAACTTTCTACTCGGTTTCGATGAAATCGTGTTGATGTTTGACAACGATGAGGCAGGCGTGAAGGCCACTGAAGAGTGCATCGACCTCTTTCCGTCTGATCAAGTATTCATGGCCACTCTAGGCCAATTCAAAGACGCCTCAGATGCGATACAGGTTGGTGATGCAGATGCGATTAGACAATCCATCTGGAACAAACGCTCTTATGTCCCTAAATCAATCATAGATGGTAGAAGTCTTTTTGATCTCGTATCTTCTCCTTTGCATGGTAGGGATGCTACTTACCCCTTTGATGGTCTTAATGAGATCACCGGAGGAATACGACTAGGTGAGTTAGTAACTCTGACGGCTGGCTCGGGGACGGGGAAGAGCACCCTATGTGGCGAAATAGCCACTCATTTAGTCAACCAAGATCAGACCGTCGGATACATAGCACTCGAAGAGAGTGTTAAGCGTACCGGCCTAAGGCTGATGACAGTTGCCGCAAACAAACCCTTACACATTGACAACCAAATTAATGATGAACTCTTTCGTAGATCCTTTGATAGTACTCTCGGGTCTGGTCGGCTTTTCCTTAGGGATGGTTTCGGCAGTTGTGATCCTGACAGCCTTTTAAATGACATCCGCTATCTCGTTAAAGCTAACGGGGTGCAGTGGGTAATCCTTGATCACCTGAGCATCTTGCTGTCTGGTAATGACAACCAGGATGAACGTAAGACCATTGATCTGACCATGACCAAATTGAGGTCGTTTGTTGAGGAGACAGGGATTGGAATGCTGCTTATCTCTCACCTCCGCCGACCACAAGGCGACAAAGGTTTCGAGGATGGAGCAACAGTCACCCTCAACTCACTACGAGGTAGTCAGGCAATCGCTCAACTGAGTGATCTAGTCATTGCTCTTGAACGTGACATCCAGTCAGGCGATAACGCCTCAAAGCTTGTCGTGTTGAAGAACAGATTCAATGGACGTACAGGCCCAGCCGCAACCCTTGCCTATGGCCAGGACACAGGACGTCTTCAAACCGCATCAGCAAACCCCTTCACTTCCACTCAGCCAAACAAAGACTATGGCTTCTAAAGCAATCCTGTTCACCAAGGAAGACTGCCTCCCCTGTTCTCAAACAAAACTATTCATCTCTGATGTATGTGATGAGCAGCTTGTTCATGACTATCTAGTTGTAATGAAGAAGGAGAATCACTCAGCTCTTGTAGCTGCCTATGAGTTGGAATTGTTTCCCACCTTGCTGCTAGTTAATAGCCAGGGTGAGGAATCAAATCGAATTGTAGGTGGTAAGAACATCCGTAGAGAACTCCCCTACATCCTCCAAGGATTACAAGAGGCAGGTCAATGAGACTAGTCTTCGACATTGAAACAGATGGCCTACTCCGTGAGTTGTCTGTCATTCATTGCATCGTTGCTCGTGACCTTGACACCAATCAAGAGTATCGATGGGACAACGGAGATATTCCTGGTGGCCTTAAGTTTCTAGGTGAAGCTGATGAGCTATGGGGACACAATGTGGTTGGCTTTGACTGTGAAGCCATCAAGGAATTAAACCCAGACTGGACTTATAAAGGAAAACTATTTGACACACTCATCCTCTCCAGGCTCTTCTTCACCGACTTACTGGACAAAGACTTCAGAACTAAACCTGCCAATATGCCGGCCCAACTTTACGGCCGGCATTCATTGGAGGCGTGGGGGCACAGACTCTCTGTCCATAAGTCCGAGTTTGGTAAGTCGCTCGACGGTGATTGGTCTACATATACGCCAGAGATGCTCGAGTATTGCAGCCAAGATGTGGCTGTATCAGTGCGGGTCTGCCGTATGTTTGAGCCTAAGCTTGAGCAATACAAAGATTGCATTGAGACAGAGCATCGAATTGCGTTGCTCATGGCGTGGCAAGAAAGAGAAGGGTTTCCCTTTGATGTTCAGGGTGCTCAGTTACTCGAATCAAAACTAAGGACAGAGCTAGATCAAATCTCAGACGAGATGCGAGATACGTTCTTGTTTGTTGATGGTGGCCTTTTCACACCCAAACGTGGTAACTCCACGAGAGGTTATGTTGAAGGT